GATTGAAATATGCATTTGATGGTAAGTTAGTTGAGTACTACAAATTATTCATATCAGATATCCACGAAAAACTCAACAGGGAAACGGACTAATGCAGACTGCTTGTATAGTAACCCAATTCATCATATTTACTTTGTTTTTAATCATGTATATACCAATAGCATTATTTTGTAGTGTTGCCTATGATGCTTTAATATCTAAAAAAGTATAGTACACGATGCAATATACTCCAGATTTGTATATTGCATCGTATGTAATACAATTACGCTATTTTTGTGGACTCTAATTTCTCTTTTGTTCTGCCGTGTGTAGTCAAACCAAGTACAGCTCCCATGCTCAAATGATACAACCCTCCACCCTGCAAAGTTATCGCTGAATAAGCAGAGATTGTTTGACCATGATCATAATATTGCAACATGTTAAATAAAATAGGACCTATCGAAAAATCAAACATACAAATGAAAACATATGACCATGCAAGGGCTGGTCTCCAACCAGTTTGAATCCAGTGTTCTGTCTTTTTAATTACCATGAATTTTCTCCGTAGTTATGCATATATTTATAAAAGTTGACATTTGGTGAAACTATGATATAATACTCACATATATAATTATTTGGATACACATATGAGTGAAGAAGAGAAGATATATACAATACCCGAGACACAGTTGTTCAGATTATTAACAGCGTGTAGTAAGATTAATCGTTGCGAAAATAGAAGAGACAAGTGTGAATGTTTAACCGGAATACCTAAACCACAACGTAAACAGAAGGCTAAAAAATGAATAAAACTGAAGTGAATAAATCTGCATTAAGAATCGTATTAGATGACATCAAAATGTTCAATCAACATACCGAAAAAGCAAAGACTGATGTTGAGTATTATCAAAATATCTTATCAGTACTGAATGATGAAAAATTAAGAATCGAATCTGATCTTATCAATGAAGCAGCCAGACGACAACAAGAAGAAATAACACCACTGGACACTAAACCTGTAGAACGTTTTATAGTTATGCATGATACCGAAGTACAGCGATTAATGGTTGCGATATCCGCGTTCCAAATTAGGACCGGCATTTCCGATTTAATGAAAATCGTAGAAACGGATTCTGGCATTTCTGTACATTTTGTGGACGGGTCTGTAGTTGAAATTACATCCGGCAGTTTATTCGGTGAATTATGAAAAATTGTACTAATGATTTGTTTGTAAGGTTGGTGGGCTACACATCAGTAGTGGCTGTGGTATCTATACCACTTGGTGCGTGGGCTACACACGTTATTACTTGTATTCAGAAAGAAGAGTGGGTATTCTTGATTGCTGGAGCTATTGCAGCTCCAGTAGGTATCGTACATGGTATTGGTATTTGGTTTGGTGCTTGGTAATGAAACGATATAATTGTGTAGGTGGTCCCGTTGATATGGAAGAAGATAAAAATGGGTATTGGGTGACGTGGGAAGACTATAATTTGTCTGAGCTGACTCATAACAAATGTATGGAGAAGACTCATAGGGCATATGATGAAAAGGTGTCGACTATCGTATACGAACACGACAATGAAGTTCAAGATACTGTCGACAAGTTAAGATTCACGGTACTAATGATGTCTGCAGTAATCTTCGGGTGTTTTGCTGCACTAATATTCTCATAGGAAATGGTATGAAACGATATAAACAACATTATATTGGCGTGGGTAGAATGCAAGAAGACGAAAATGGTCAATGGGTTAGTTTGGATGATTATAATCATTGTAGTGATTCATGGGCCAGATTAGATCTTACGATATATGACCTTATCACAAATCATGCTGCCGAATTGAAAACTCATAGGAAAGTATTTGATGATGATTTGCTAGAAATTCAACTAGCATGGCAAGCAGATATGGATACGCACGATAGACTGAAATTAAGAAACGACATTTTATTCTGGTTAATGACTACAGCATTTATGATAAATTTAGCCGTAATAATTGCCAAACTAGCGGAGATATTGATATAATGAACACAAATAACACTAAACGACCATACGTCAGAAAAGTTAAGGTAGACCTAGTTGTTGAGCCGATTGTGGAAGCACCGATAGTTGCTAAACGTGCATATACAAAGAAAGCGAATAAGCTACCAAAAATCGATGAGATTAGTGAGTTATATTCATCATTGCAGCGCAATCACAAAGATTATTATGATCTACAATTAAGATATAGTAAGATATTCACGTTATTAGGAATCTCTACTGCATTTAATGTTGCTGCATCGGTATTACTTGCTATTGTAGGATTGAAATAATTGAAAAATGAACATACAACTCCAATGCAATGTTACTATGATTTATTGCAGAATATATTAGATCATGGTAATGAATGCGACGATAGGACAGGTACAGGGACCCTGTCATTATTTGGGAAGCATCTTGAGTTTGATCTAAAAGAAGGGTTTCCACTACTGCCCGGTAAGTTTACTTCCTTCAATATGATTGCTAATGAATTGTTATGGTTCCTTTCAGGAAGTACCAACAATGAAGAATTGAGAAAATTGAATGGTAATGATAAACCAACTATTTGGGAAGAGTGGGCAGATGAGGATGGTGACCTCGGACGTATTTATGGTTACCAATGGAGGCATTGGTGGTGTGACGGTGAAAATAATGTTGACCAGATTGCTGATCTTATCGCTGGACTAAGGGAAAGACCATTCAGCCGTAGACACATTGTTTCTGCATGGAATGTTGCTGATCTTCCGGATGAAACCATATCACCACAAGATAATGTTGGTATTGGCAAAATGGCATTAGCACCTTGCCACGCATTCTTTCAGTTTGGTGTGAGGAAGTTATCGTTCCAAGAGAGAGTTAAGTATTGTACATCAGATATCCAACCGTCCGAATATTATTCTGAAGCATACTCAAAAATCATGGATAATTTTCATACTCCGAAGTATGCTTTGAGTTGTCATTTATATCAACGCAGCGGAGATGCTTTTTTGGGAATTTGCGCAAATATTTCCAGTTATGCCCTGTTAACTCATATGATTGCTAATGTTACCGAAATGATACCAGATAATCTCCATATGTCCTTTGGTGATAGTCATATCTACAAAAATCATATAGAACAGACCCATGAATTATTAAGTAGGGATCTAGAACTATATCCATTACCAACATTGGAGATTGATAAGAAATATAGTTCAATAGATGATTTTACTATGGATAGTTTCAATGTTGTTGGATATAATTCACACCCAAGAATTCATGCACCAATATCGGTGTGATATTATTTTGGAGTAAATGAAAATCCTAGTTCACGATAGGTCTTTCCTATAATACCGTCACAAATTTCTATATAGGATACTATATTATGTTAAGCACTAAAGAAGAAAGAGATACATATAATTTCTTATTAAAAGATATACAAATTCGTCCGCCACTAGAACGGCTTAGGGCGATACAGCACCTGAGAGAGTTCTTGGACGTCATTGGTCACGCCGAAGACGATGATAATGATTTGTTTTTATGATAACACTAATAGCAGCAGTATCAGATAACGGTATAATTGGAGATAGCACACTAGATTCTATGCCGTGGCATTGTAAAGATGAGCTAAGACAATTCAGAACAATTACTATGGGTGGTACTCTGGTAATGGGTAGGGTAACGGCAGAACAGGTAGGAAAACTTCCTGGCCGTGAGGCTATTGTGTTATCACGAGATCCAGAGTACAAGCTTGATGGTTTCACACCCATGTCCACTGAGAAGTTTCTATTAGAAAGTGAAGCGGCAGCAGCAGGTAGATACTATATTTGTGGTGGTGCTGAGATATACAAACAGCTATTACCATACTGTGATAATATGATCATATCGTATATGAAGTTTGAATGCTCCGGTGATGTTCTTATGCCAGAATTACCATTAGATATCTTTTTTGTTTCAAACTACACCAAACACGAAGAATTTGTGACATACCACTATTATAAGAACTCAATGAAATGACATATATATAATTCTATTTAAGGACCATAATGATAAGTTTTATAGTAGGACAATCGTGTGCGGATTACATTGAGACACTGAATAGATTAGACAAAACGCCACTGAAATTACCAGAACTCAATGAAGATGGTTTTTACAATTGGAAAGTAAATAAACATCAAGAATACCTCCCAAGAAAAGTTTATAACAATAATGTGTTAGAACTTCATCACGAATAGTTGACAATTATAAGGATGGTGTTATAATAACCCATCCTTAATCAAAAGAGAATTATTATGATACCAAACTTCAAACCTATGTTGTCGGCAAAACTAGACAAACCATCATTCCCATACTTAGCATCACCTAAATTAGATGGCATACGCTGTGTAATTGTAGATGGTGTTGCATTGAGTAGAACACTTAAGCCTATTCCCAATAAGCATATTCAATCTATACTTGGATCTATCTTGTTGAATGGCTTAGATGGAGAGATTATTTGCGGCAGTCCCACTGACCCGGAATGCTTTAGAAATACAACCACTGTTGTTATGTCACATGACAAGGTTGAGGATTTTACCTTTCATGTATTTGATGAGTTTACACACCACAAGCTCCGATTTTCGACACGTTTATTTTTAGCGGAAGATAGAGTTGTGTCAATACAGTGCGGACCATCTATTGAAGGCAAACATATAAAGACAGTTCCGCACCATATGGTAAATACCCAAGAAGAGTTTGATGCAGCGGAAGTTATGTTCCTTACTTTAGGTTATGAAGGAATGATGGGTAGAAAACCTGATGGACATTACAAATTTGGGCGCACAACGGTTAAAGAGAACATATTGATTAAGGTCAAACGATTTTCTGATAGTGAGGCTGAAGTTATCGGAATGGAAGAGCTAATGCACAACGATAACGAGAAATTGGTTAACGAATTGGGTAGAAGCAAACGTTCATCACATCAAGATGGTAAACGTGCTGCCGGAACAATGGGTGCATTAGTTGTCAGAGATGTTGAGACAGGTATCGAGTTTAATATCGGGACAGGGTTTGATGCGGCGCAGCGTGATGAGATATGGGAAAATAGAGACAGCACTATAGGTAAGATATTAACCTATAAATCTTTCCACATTGGAGTCAAAGAAAAACCCAGACACCCAGTGTTTAAGTTCTGGCGCACCATCGGATTTTGAGTAATAACTACTTATATCTAGTCAATACTTGACATTTATCATATTAGTGATATAATATGATATAATTTTTTAAACAGCGAGAAATATATAATGGCATTAACAGTGAAACAGAAAGAGTTTATCGTGGCGGCACAATCTATCTATGGAGTAAATGCCGTAGTTACACGGGAAGATATTGATCATGTTGTTGAGGTGTTGGGTGCCCCGTATCCTCATTGGTTAATCAACAAATCAGAATATCGTGTTGGTCGCGGGGAGTATCAAATTCCTACACTAGATGAAACATTAATCACAGAAGCTATTATGACAAAAGAACAAACCACTATTAGTTTAGCTCCACCAGCTTTACATTTCCGACAACCAAAGATGATTGATGAGTCAGCACCAACAGTGCCAACGAAATATGTTGACTATGTGCCATTCGGATTCCATAAAGATTTGGTTACTGTAGTCAAATCTAGAGAATTCTATCCTGTATTCATCACTGGTCTCAGTGGTAACGGCAAAACCCTAATGGCTGAACAGGTGTGCGCGCAGTTGAAACGTGAGTGTATTCGTGTCAATGTTAGTGTTGAAACCGATGAATCTGATTTGATCGGCAGCAATACCCTTATTGATGGTAACGTGGTATTCCGTGATGGTCCTGTTATTACTGCGATGAAACGTGGTGCGGTCCTATTAGTGGATGAGGTTGATCGTGGTAATGGTGCTAAGTTGATGTGTTTGCAGGGTATCCTTGAAGGTGCCTCGTACTATAACAAGAAGACTGGTGAAATGATTCATCCTAAAGATGGATTCAACATTATCGCTACTGCTAACACAAAGGGCAAGGGTTCTGAAGATGGAAACTATCTATCACAGATACTTGACTCTGCTTTCTTGGAACGTTTCGTTATTACTATCGAGCAAGAATTTCCTGATGCTAATACCGAGAAGAAGATTTTATCATCATTGATTGCCGATACAGCATTCATTGATGAATTGGTTCAGTGGGCAGATGTTATCAGGAAAACTTATATGGAGGGGGCTATTGACGAAATCATAAGTACTCGTAGACTTGTTCATATTGCTAAGTCATATAATATCTTTGGTGATAAGATGAAAGCTATTAAATTATGTACTAATCGTTTTGATGATGAGACCAAAGCTGGTTTCCTTGACCTGTATGCTAAGATGACAGTTGAACCTGATGTAGAAGTTGAAACATTTGCAGAGGTGGTTGATCATGGATTCTGATGCAAAGTGTAGTTTCTGTGCAGCTGCAAAGAAGCAAGGTACGACATTGATTATATCAGAAACGGGGGCAGTCATTTGTAATCATTGCATTACTAAATCAAAATTGTTGATTGTCGATGAATTGTATGAAAACGATGTGGTGGTTAATATCAAATCACCATTAACAAATTCAGTAGCATAGGATAAAATATGGTAGCATGGGCAGGTGGCAAAGGCAGTGGAGCTAGGTCGGTGGATCGGGATAGATTCAGCGCCAATTGGGACTTAATTTGGGGAAAGAAAAATATGAATAGAGATGAAATTGTTGATATACTACATAATAACATTGCGAATATTACATTCACGAAAGTCAATGGCGATGTTCGTGTATTGAAAGGCACATTATTAGACCAATACCTACCACAAAAAGAAGTTGATTCATCTGGTGTCGATATCGAGCCAATTTCAGAAACACAAGAAAGAAAAGCGACCAATGATAATGTGGTCGTGGCGTTTGATATAGATAACGATGGATATCGATCATTTAGAGTCGATTCAGTAACTTCCGTACAAATTGTAGAATAACATGGCTGAACGTAAACGTGTTAATATGGATGATATTGTGTACGGGAAAGAGCCGACATTCGAAGATACAAATGTAAATTTCATAGAATGTTCCAATTGGTATTCTCGTACAAAAAGTTATAAGGAATCAAAGGAATACCTATTAACATATTTGCGATCAAACAAATACGAACCCAAAATCATTACAAAAATATCAGCAACGTCTGAATACGAGATTAAGAATTTAGGGTTCGTTGCACGAATGATTTCTCGTGGGTATTCTCCATCTATGGAGCAGATTTCATGGATGGGTGTTCGCATCAATGAACTAGTTGAATATGTTGCACCTATAGTAGAGAAAGTAGAAACTCTCCCCAATAAACCAAAAGTATCATTACAAGACAAAATATACCTACATGTTACCACTATAATAGAAATAATAGAGGACCATATAGACATTCGGGACTATTCCCTTAAGATATATGAGTTCCTGACTGCGCAGATATGTAAATCCGCACACGCTAAACAGATAATCGACCATTTTACTCCATTTAGTGTGGAAATTAAATCCGTCATAGCAGGGGAAGATTTACAACTAACTGAAGGATATGCTAATTACAATAAGACAGAACTAAAGAAACTTAATCAGTTCCTGCAATTGGTCATATCCGATTGTAATAAATTCACAACCAACGCAAAAGTCGCAAAGACTCCAAGAAAAACCAAAGATGTTCCTTTGTCAAAGAAGCTATTGAAATTGATATTCAAAAAAGATGACCCAGAATACAAGATAGTTTCGATAAAACCCGAGAGTATTATTGGATGTCAGTCTTTGTGGGTATTCAATACTAAGACTAGAAAACTTGGTGTATATTTTGCTAAAGATTCATCGGGATTAGGCGTCAATAGGTCCACTATCACTAACTTTGACGAATCTGTATCCATAAATAAAGTAGTCAGGAAACCACTTGAAGTGATCCCTGACGTAGTAAAAGGCAACAAAACTATTCTAAAAAAGATCATGTCTAGCATTACTTCCGTTTCTACACCACTAACAGGGAGGATCAATGCTGATGTAATATTATTGAAAACAATAAAATAAGGATCATATGAAACTTCAGTTTAAACCGATAGCAGCTGAACGTAGTATAATTTTAGATGGATATTCCCAGAGAGATGGGTATCTTGGTCCAATTAGGAAAGATGGAAAAGTACTATACTATGACCCGAAGAACGGGATGTATTATGACCCCAGAACACGAGAATATAAATGATTAAATACATCTGTAAACCATTCCTTGCTAATAACAAGGATATGCACACATTTAACTCCGCAACAGATGCATTACGATACCTTAATGATAAACTATCATCCAAAGAATCTGATGCCGATTACATTTTCATACCACCAGCCAAGTCGTGTATTAATGATGCACTGGAAGATTATCAACACATAAAGAAACTAGAAATTGTTTGGGACTTTTAATAAATGAACGATATAGAAGAATACGTGAGACCAAAACGGTGTCGTGAAGATGATAGCGGGTTTCGCCGAAAACAACAAAAACTTGCGGGGTATGATAATATAGACCCCCGCAAACCAACTAAACAAAAATCAAAGAGAACCTTTGAACTAACCGAGAATTACTGGTGAAAAGCATATATTATTGGTGGTACGCATGTAAACGACTTGATGCACTGAACATAGACATTACCAAAGATGGTGGTGAAAACTATGTATTCCTAGCACAGAGAGATATGATGGAATTGGAAATAGAATGGTATAGAGACGAATCTATCCAATTCCTTATAATTTTAGCTGGCGTAACGGCCACTGCTCTGCTTATTGGGTACCATTATCAAGATAGCATATATACATTTGTATCTGATATGGTACCAAGTATGTATCAGTCTTTTTTAATAAAATTGGAGTCATTATGGGGTTGAAAGTAGAAGTATATAATAAAGATCGTGGTTGTTTGTGTATTATTGATTTGGATGCCGTATTAGAAGTTGCACCATTAAGTGCCGGTGGTTGTGCGGTATTCTTTAGTAAAGAACCTAACATCGCTCCAATGTACGTTACTAATGAGTATGTTGAATTCAAGCAATTTGTTGTACAAACAATATCGTCAGATGATATTGCAAATAGAGTCCATGCACTGAAAGACTCAAATATTGAAGAATATCCAGCATTGAATGATGTTGTGGCAGAATCACCAAAAGGGAGAGGTAGACCAGCACTGAATAAGTAATTCTATACGGTCTGGTATATTATAAATACTGGTATACCAGACATTTAAAACGGAGAGTAAATTGAATATCTTAAGTATTGATCCCTATGGGCTTTCGCTACACTGGTGCCTAGATTGCATCGCCGCAGGACACACAGTTAAACTAATCACAGTAGGACCTATCGCCGAACCCATTGGCCAAGGACTTGTGGACAAGTTAGACAATTGGCAACAAGCAAAATCATATGCACGACACTGTGATTTGATATTCGTAGCAGATAATGTAGATTTCATGGAAGAAGTTTTAGAACTTCGCAAAAAAGGGTTGCCAGTTTTTGGTCCAGATAAAAGATCAGCACGTCTAGAAGTTGATCGTATGTATGGACAAAATGCTATCAAAGATTGTGGCAACAAAGTAATACCATCAACAGAATTTTCCAATTATGACCAAGCAATAGCTTTCGTCAAAGCAACCCCCAATAGATACTGCTGCAAACCCTGTGGGGCTGTGGAAGATAAGTCATTGACTTACTTAGCAAAAGATCCAGCAGACATGATAGGATTTCTTACTCGCATGAAGAAAGTTGGTAAGAAAGCGGGTATCACAAAGTTCATTCTTCAAGAATTCAAGAAAGGTACTGAACTTGCTGTTATGGGTATGTTTGGTCCTAATGGATTCAACAGCGTATTCTGCGAGAACTTTGAACACAAGAAATTGATGAATGGCGATCTTGGTGTATCCACTGGAGAAATGGGTACGGCTCTCAGATATACAAAAGATTCTAAACTTGCTGATATCATGCTGAAACCATTAGAAAAATTACTGCATGAATTGAAATATGTTGGTTTTGTTGATATTAGTGTTATCGTAGATGAAAACGATGGAACTCCTTGGCCAATGGAATTTACACAAAGGCCAGGATATCCTATACACAATATCCAGCAATCACTGATCGTTGGTGATCCTGCTCAATGGATGGTTGATCTAATCAATGGTAAAGACACCTTTGAAATCATTGGTGGTGAGACTGCTCTTGGTGTTGTCATGGCGTGTTCAGACTTCCCATTTGCAAAGAAACCCATCGAAGAATATCTAGATTATCCAGTAATAACTGATGATGTGAAAGATCTTTCTATGGTATCACCATGCGAAATTAAGTTATCTTCTACTATTAAGATGATAGATGACGAAGTTGTGGAGAACTATCCAGAATGGGGTACTGCTGGCACTTATATTTGTGTATGTATAGGCATTGGTGGCACAATTTCACAGGCAAAAGATGCTGCGTATAAAGTAGTAAAACAAGTGAAGTTGGGCAATGATCCTGCATATCGTACTGATATCGGTGACTCATGTGAAGATAGATTGAAGCAACTACACAAATTTGATTATTGTAACGATTGGAAATTTTAATGCTATCATTTAGTGATTTTGATTTCTTAACAGAATCTCTTGATGCTAAGTTTGAAGTGCGGCACGATAAAGATTTCGAGAATGATATAAATAAAAATTCTCGAGGTCGATTATATACTGGCCATACAGCAGTGTTGCAATCGGATCATATGAAAGAGCACGGACATTCGGTGGGTAAGCTGATGAATAGCGATAAAGAAATAGAATATCATATACACCATAGGAACGCTAATCCCGGAGAACGTGCTAATATTGATAGAAAGTCGCTGATACATACCATGAAAATTATACATGACGATGCACAGACACATTTATCAAAGGGACATAGGATAAAAATACAAACACATAATCCAGATCAATACCACAAATATAAATCTCTTGCTCACCACATGATTAAGAAAAGTGGATTAGATAAGAACACTACTGAATTGGGTAAACAACAAGGTGTCGATGGGTATTCTTATCATACACTAGTAATAGAGGGCTATAGATATGATAGAATGCCAACAATTATTGAAAATATTTTAAATAGGAATATATTATGCCAAGATACGACTTTAGGAATATAGAAACTGGTGAAGTACAGGAGTATGTTTTTTCATACACAGGATATGATCAATTTAAATTGGACAATCCACACTTAGAACGACACTTCACGACCGAAAATCTACACGTCATGAGTGATGGTATTAGACTTTCAGTGCCTGGAGTTAAGAAATGCGATTCGTCTTTCCAAAAATACGTAATTGACAGAATTAAACATGGTGTGGGTGAAAACACAATTGCTGACACTCACAAGCACCAGATCCCCAGAGAATGGTGAGTAAGCTATTGATTTATAACAGGTTTTAGTTTTACTAAGAAATAGGAGAAAATGTGCTAACATTTAGACAATTTATAACAGAAGCGGCACGATCAAACAAGCCACTTAAACCAGGAATAACTATTGATGCCAAAGACCATCCAGCATATCGCAATAGAACCGCGAAAAATGTCGGACTTCTCTCTGCGGATGACGTCGATGAAGCTATAAAAACACACCCCGAATCACACGCAAAACAACAACAAGGAAATGAGCCGGAACAGGACTCCATAATTGGTGCGAGAACCAATCTTAAGGTTAGGGACTCCACCAAGAAGAAGCTAGGACACTCTGTGCTCGTTGCATCTATACACCAAAAAGCAGAAGAGAAACAACGTGCAGCAAACAGAAAAAAGGGTCTGGCTGTTAAACCAACTCCCGGCGCAACATCACACGAGAGAAACACACCAGTATGTACAGGTGGGAATGTTTTAGGATATCGACAGGCTGTAACTGTCGATAATGCACATTTCAATGTATCGCAAGGTGCTAGAGAGAAGTTGGCTAAAACATCCGCAGAAGGTAGAAAGAGGGATGCTGATGCTAAAGCTGCTGGCATAACATTAAAGAGACCTAGCGCAAAAGGCTCTAAGACTATTATGGCCTCTATTGATGGTAGATATCAAAGAATAAAACCAGAACATCAACAATTTCATGGCGTTGAGCTGCACATGAATCCTGTTAAGCATCATACGTTCGTGGATAGTGATAATAATGCAGTGCACAGTGCCGATCGATGTGTATATGCAAACGGTAGGTGTTTTGCTCAAGGAAAAATTACATACCATTCAGAGGAATCTATGCCGAAGAAAGGTGGCGATGCCCCGACAGCATCAAAAGTGCTAAAGTCTAAAGATGACCTGAAATCTGAAGAAGCGTCTGAAACATACACCACTAAAAACGACAAGGGCACTACTAGACCAATACCAGAGCACTCATAAATATTAGTGCTGGAAAATGTTCTGGCACACCTCCCCCAACTACCAAGGAAAAAAATGGCTCGTAAACCAGCATCTCGTTTAGTGGACACACATTTTGAAGATTCATCAAAATACCAAGCAAGTACTGATAGGACAACACAACCACCATCAAATAGACTCAAACTACGAATAGAAGATTTAAAAACATTTAAACCATTGACATTAAATCAAGCAGCATTCTATAACTCATACTCAGTTGGTGAATACTTCATGATGTTAAGCGGGTCCGCCGGCACAGGAAAATCATTTATTGCACTATACAAAGCTCTCGAAGAATGTATGGACAAGAGTAATTCATATAACAGAGTTCTAATAGTCCGGTCCGCAGTACAAACAAGAGATGTAGGGTATCTTAAAGGTAGCCTAGATGAGAAAACATCTATATACGAAGATCCATATATCCAGATATGTGCTACACTATTCGGTAAACCTGATGCATATCAAAGATTAAAAGAACAGGGGTTTGTTGAATTTACTACCACAACAGCAATTCGTGGGATGAGTTTCGATAACTCTATTGTTATACTCGATGAAATGCAAAATTGTACATTTCAAGAGCTGGACACCATTCTAACTAGAATTGGACACCAATCAAAGATCATTTTCGTCGGCGATCTTACACAGAATGATCTGCTTAAGAAATCTAGTGAAGTTACTGGATTACCTCAGTTCTTGAGAATTGCTGAAACCATGGACGAATTCTGCAGAGTACATTTTACTAGTGCTGATATAGTACGATCTAGTTTAGTTAAATCGTATATCATTGCCAAAGAAGAACTAGGATTATAAATATAAATACTTAATATCACTACAATAGGCACTATATGTTAACTTTTAAATCATTTCTACGAGAACAATATCTAATAGAAGCTACAGCTAAACACTTTAATCATATTGATCTGGATGCGTCCAATCCAGAACATAAAGATCTAATTGATGCGTATAATAGGGGTCATTCAGCTAATGACCATAATGTACCCAGACATCCAGGCCAAATACGTTCTATTGATCAGCTAAAATCAGCGGTACACCCACATCTTCAAAAAATACAACAAAAACACAAAGAAGATATTGATGATATAAAGGCTAGAACTAATGGTGAGGCTAATGTTGTCCACCATAACCCAGATACTGGCGCTACTGTCACACAAGTAACTAATCAGGCAGGTTCTTGTGCAGCCGGCGCATCTAGTTCATGGTGTACAGGTAGGCGTGGTGTTGATATGGTCCATCATTATGATCCAGAAGGACACAAATCTTTCGTATTCAAATTCCCTAAAGAAAAAAAGAAGCATCTTAGAACCATAGGTGCCTATGGTGCATATAATGGTGATACTAGCGATACCGCTAATCATCAAGATGCTGAAAATCATACAGTACACCCACAAGAATGGCATAGATTAGTAAAGGAACATGGTCTAGACAAAATAAAACATTTAAAAGGTTCTGTTAGGGATATACCTATTACTAGTGATGAAAAATCTAAATACGCGGAAGAGCTTACACATCACATAAAAATGAGCACTACTAAACCAGAAGATTTATTACATGCCAGCGCTAATAGATATTTAACTAAAGCACATAAACAAGCATTGGCTACTAATAGTAAAACACATACCAATATATTGAATGCTCTGGCTAGTGATCCAGAGACACATAAAGCTATATTAAAACATCCTAATGCTGGGGATAATGCATTGGATGCTGTTGCTAGTAACACAAATGATCCAGAGATACATAAAGCTATATTAAAACATCCTAAAGCTGGGGATGGTGCATTGGCTGATGTTGCTCGTAACACAAGGGATCTAGAGATACATAAAGCTATATTAAAACATCCTAAAGCTGGGGATAATGCATTGGCTACTGTTGCTTATAACACAACAGAAGAGATACATAAAGCTATATTAAAACATCCTAATGCTGGTGATCATGTATTATCTTCTGTTGCTCGTAACACAACAGACCCAGATATACATAAAGCTATATTAAAACATCCTAATGCTGGTGATAATGCATTATCTTCTGTTGCTCGTAACACAACAGAAGATATACATAAAGCTATAGTAAAACATCCTAATGCTGGGGATAATGCATTATCTTCTGTTGCTAGTCACACACAGGATCCAGATATACATAAAGCTATATTAAAACATCCTAATGCTGGTGATGGTGCATTATCTTCTGTTGCTTATAACACAAGGGATCCAGAGATACATAAAGCTATATTAAAACATCCTAAAGCTGGGGATAATGCATTGGCTACTGTTGCTTATAACACAAGGGATCCAGAGATACATAAAGCTATATTAAAACATCCTAAGTCAGATAGTTATCCAATAGAGCATTCTATAAATAATATACATGATGCCGGTGTTCACCATTTAATGATTAATAAATATAAAAACATCGATAATGAAAAGGTTGATACATTAGCAGATAAATATAAGTTACCAAAGACAAGCGGACACAATTCAAAATACGACCAAGCCTCAGATGATACTATAGATAAATTACAACATGGATTGTCTAAACTAGTAGGAAGATCAGATTCTGCTAAATCTCGCACAGAAAAATTAGGCAACGACGATCCAATAAAACCAATAACACCAATAAAAAATAGACAGCGTAGATACAATTTTCATGAACAAATCCTTGAAATTTTATCAAAACCCATTTCACGACAATAGGATATGACATGAATAGATTATTAGTACTATTTGCATTGATTTTCTCTACACAAGCATTTGCTGGTATTCCACCAGAAGCTATTAGAACAACTGATGTAAAGGATATCTGCACAACATTAACATCAACCATTAGAAATGTGCCGGATTCGGTCAAGAAGAAAGTTTTCATACGAGACAATGGAAATGCATCACATAAGTATGAGGTGGACCATAGAATAGCATTGGGTTCTGGTGGTGCAAATGATATCAGCAACCTTAAATTACAAGATTACAATGGTTCTTGCAACGCACATGATAAAGATAAGTTAGAAGTGAGATTACAGTCATTGATTTGTAAGAACAAAATAACTGTATCCGAAGCTCAGAATTATTTGTATAATAGTTGGGAAGCTGGATATACTAAATATATTAATGCGAAAGGCTGCAAATAATTTGACATTGGGTGTATTTGTGGTATAATACACCCATAACTTAAAAAGAGGAATGCTTATAAGATAACCGATACACCAATCCCGTTTAAAAGTTCAAAATCACAAAGTCTATTCGAAGAACTAAGGGAAACTTTTATGTTATTTCACATAAAGGCAACTGAAAAGCTAGGAGAAAACTATGCGAGCAAAACAATTTATGCTCTTAATAGTCATGTGCTTGTCAATGGTGGCAAATGCAGAAACAAACAAGATCATTATATCACCAAAACACTCTGATATAATAGTACACAAAACAGTAATAAAACCCCGTCCAGTGATGGTCGTGGATCGAAAACAGTTGTCCTGTGTCGCAGAAACCATTTACTCTGAAAGTAGGGGCGAATCGTTGGTGGGTCAATATGCCGTTGGTCATACAATAATGAACAGATCTAGAAATATATTACACGAACCCCCATGTGCGATAGTTAAGCAGCAATACACCCAGAAACACATACCCAAAGAAGATGTCGATGAATTTTACTCAATTGCTAAAAATGTTATGATAGGTAATTATAGAAATGTTGCGGGGAATTCTGACTCCTTTGATTCATTCAAGAATATCAAACACCCAAAGGGTAGTATACACATAGGTAATCATTGGTTCTACCAAGCATTGAAAAAGGTTGCTTAATGATGTTTTCTGTGGTAAAATGGATCAATGGTGGGATAAAGGTGTTGCAGGAAGACCGATTAGACTTTCCTAATATGCCGATGGGGTTACCCCCTATCTCTCATAATGTTTTATTCATCAATAAAGAAAATATAGGTGAATTTTTGAATACTATACAGGAATATAAAGATGCCCAATGAAGATGAAATATTATCGTTCTCTCGCCACATGGAACAGATAGCTAAGGATGAACATGTCGATATTCTAGACGCCATTACACATTACTGCGAAGAATCACTACTGGAATATGATACAGCCGCAGCTTTGGTGTCTAGCTCATTAAAAGATAAGATAAGAGAACAAGCAATTGCGATGAACCTTATTAGGAAAGAATCAAGTCTACCTATATGAACTCTGGGCTTGAAACATATAAAATGTATATCTCTATAAAGAGGTACTTTTTGGATAACTATGACATAGTTAAATATAAACACAAAATTAAGGTTACCGAAGATTATTTTCTATCTAGGAAGGATAGATATTCATTCGTCAAGTTAGCATCTAAATTTAGTATTGATGAAACACGGGATTATATCTTCGCCAATTTCGTTAATGGTGATGTACATTGGGTAGGCGAATTGGTAGGTGCCGAAGGCGAGGATGTCTATAGAAAATGGCTAAAAACTAAACAGAGCTTGACATACATATTCGAGAATGATATAATACACCTGATGGATTCTGTCGAGTCACCAAATGAATTGCTGATAGTGCCGGAAGGTAGATTTCCTGTGTTGTTAACAGAAACAATGGGTGGTAGAATTTCATTGGAAACCTTGATTATATTGAACTCACTATTAAACTTCTTTCCTATGTGGGAGGATAATATAGAGGATGATATAGTATGGCCAAGATATAGCTTGAAGTGCAAAAAATATAAACCGTTTTTGAAATTTGATGCTGTTAAATTTAAACAAATTCTACTAAAGCATGTGAGGATATGATGAATAAGCCATTGATTAATAAGACATTTTTAGATTTAGACGGTGTGGTGGCAGATTTTTCTAAGAGATACGAAGAGTTATACCATATGGAACCTCGTGAAGCGGAGAAGAATAAAAAGTTCGACTGCCAGTTTAATGAATTCATTGATACCCAGCAATTCGCCACACTTGATCTAATGCCGGGGGCCATGGTATTGGTAGACTATCTGAAAACACTATCAATACCAACAGAGATATTATCATCGACTGGCAGACAAGAATCGTTTGATGCTGTGTCGAAACAGAAAAAGATTTGGCTAGATACTCATAATATAACATTTAAGCAAAACTTTGTGCCGGGAAAAAAACACAAGTACAAGTATGCGACACCAGAATCCATTATCATAGATGACACTTGGTCTGTCATCGAAGATTGGAGAAACGCGGGAGGGATTGGTATATGGCACACGTCAGTACCAGAAACACTTGCAATTTTAAAACTATACGTATAGGAATAAATATGAAGAAAATTATGTTAGTAATCGCGTTAGCAACATTAGCTGGCTGTGCAAGTAATGGCGCAGTGGAAAATCTACAGTCACAAATTGATGTATTAAAAACATCTACAGCAGAAGTATCTGTATTAGCAAAGGGTGCACAACTTGCAGCGGCACAAGCTTCTACATTAGCTGGCAATGCAGAAGCAGCAGCAAATAGAGCAGCACAATATGCTCAAGATGCTAATACCAAGTTAGACAACCTGTTCAAGAAATCAATGAGTAAATAAGTAACACAAACCCGAACTAATCTGAAAAAAACTAAAGGAAATACAATGAGTTTTGCAAATCTGAAACGTAACAACGGTAATCTTGAAAAACTGACTAAAGCACTCGAGAAAATGAGTGATGCTGGTGGCAAAGATACAGAAGAGAATTACTGGAAACCCGAAATAGACAAATCCGGAAACGGTATGGCCACATTTAGATTCTTACCAACAGTTGATGAGGATGGTGAAAACGATCCTTGGGTTAAAATGTATTCACACGGATTCCAAGGCCCCGGTGGATGGTTGATAGATAACTGCCTAACTACGAAAGGAGAAAAGTGCCCAGTTTGTGAAAGCAATACTTTGCTATGGAATTCTGGAGTAGCGGCCGATAAGAAGATAGCAAGTTTACGTAAGAGACGATTATCCCATGTGTCTAACATTTACATGATAGATGACATTAAACATCCAGAAAACAATGGCAAAGTATTCTTATTTCGGTATGGTATTAAAATCTTCGAGAAAATTAAAGGGGCAGCAAAACCTGAATTTTCAGATGAGAAATCATTCAGCCCATTCGATGTTGACACAGGCGCCAACTTTAAACTTAAGGTTCGTAAGGTTGAAGGGTTCCAAAATTACGACAAATCTGAATTTGAATCTGTAGGTCCTTTGTTTGATGATATGTCCAAAATGGCTAATTTATCTGGATATTCTCTGCAAGCAATCCTCGACGATAAAGTGTTCAAAACATTTGATGAAATTCAATCACGTCTCAACAAGGTACTTGGGATTGGTGGTACAGTAAGAACCACCATGGAACAAGCCAAAATGGCACCAAAAACTGTTGTCGATGAAGAAACTAACGAAGATTATGATATGTCATACTTCGAATCACTCGTTGACGATTAAACAACTCTGGTGCTATAGAACGTTAATCGTTCGAACGTAGGACATTTGTTTCTAACAGAATCTATAGGTTCTCTACCGGTTTTACCAGAATCAGATGAACTACTGCTCGATTGATTATTCACAGTTGTGGAGCTAGTTGTACCTACTTGAGCATCTAGCTTCATATCCTGATTTTCCGATGTCGCTTGGCCTAATTGAGCGCCTTGAGATGATGCAGCAGGAGCAGCACTTGGACTGGATGTGGACGCAGCAGGAGCACCACCAGCACCACCAGCACCACCACCAGCACCACCAGCACCACCACCCGGGGCACTAGCAGGAGCACTAACACCACCACTAACAGGAATTGGTTTAGTAGTACCACCAACACCAGTTTCTTTGTCCCCCCCACCAGTCAACATAGATTGTAGACGTTGTTGATCAGCACCCTCAAATCTATCCATGTCTACTAATTTCTTAATGTCACTTTTCGGAAGTTTTTCAACTACGTCCCAGTTCTCGATAGTCGGATGGACGCCCCACCACGACACAGCATTCTTTTTACGTAAATCTTGAATTAATTCTGTACCACCTTCACCCAGAGTGTCTTCAAACTTACCACCAAGAAACTTAAGGGCGCCAACAACTACAGCACCAACAAGAAGGGGCACTAACAGAGGAGTCAACATAGGCAACAATTTTGGAACTGCTTCCATGACACCATCCTCGATCATACCACCAAGCATATCACCTACACCACTCCCGCTACTACCATCTTCCGAGCCACCAACCTCTGTTAATGTAGTTGATCCAGTTAATGCACCAATTGCAGATATTAATTCCTTGTGTCTTCTTTCTTTTACATCAATTTCATCCTGCTTTTTATCACCATCCAGATCTTTTGATTTTGCTGTCTTTTCAAAAGAGTTCTTTATCAATTTATGGATTTTTGTCAATGTGTCAACCAAGCTACCTTTTTTTCTGTTAGTAGTTACATTGGCCTTTATCGGAGACGCCGATTTCTTAACAGGTTCCGTAGTTTTATTATCTACAGTCGTCTCTGACTTCTTATTAAATAGTGATGATACTTTTTTCTTGGTGTGTGAGGCAACACTTTTAATTGGTGATGCGGTTTGACCAGTAGCACCAGCAGCACCACCAGCAGAATTATTAGCAGGTGTAGCCGTAGCACCAGCAGCATTATTAGCAGGTGTATCCGTAGCACCAGCAGCATTATTAGCAGGTGTAGCCGTAGCACCAGCACCACCAGCAGCATTATTAGCAGGTGTATCCGTAGCACCAGCA